TGACGCCACACATAATGCCCGAATATCTTAACCCAACAGTCTCTGCATTTGGGTTCTGATACACAAAAAGAATGTTGGTCTCTCTCCCACTCTAGAAAATGATAAGGACACATGAGCATATTATCAACAATCGTTAGATAATCACCCGAATGTTGGTAGTCGCAATAATCACAATAACCATTGGTTCTAACATACTCAATCATTACCCAACACCTCTTTGAAAATCTTCTTCATCTTATCTCTTTCTTTCTCCCAAGCTCCAGTTGTTCCTCTCTTCCAGTCTCTAATGATGTGGGCGGCTGCCGCTGAGCGGTTGTTCCCTGTCTGTTTCTTCATGTTGTCGAGGATCGCGACGACATCGTGAGGAAGAGTCATGCAAACACTTGTCACGTAGGTTCCAGATTCCTGCTTTTTGCGTACCATGTGGCGTCTGAGAAAGCCTATCCTAATAATATTATCGCAGGATGAATAGGCCAAAACTTGAAGGAGGGAACCCCTTATTCCGCTACGCTTGCGGTGCTGCGTGGACTCTTAGCAGCAGGGTTGGGCTAGGCTACAAGCGTGGGTCACGTAAGAGGATTAACCTACTTGCATGAATGTAATGTTTATTAGCGGCATTGTTACACGGGGCGACATGGCAACAAGCAAGACAGGCAGTTTTTGGCTGACCGAGACCGTTTTGGTCGATGCGGCTAGTGCAACTACGGCGAGATATTCGGGAACTATCGATCTCGGAGCTTACGTAGACGTCGGAGATCAGCAGGCAGTAGCGATTGAAGAAGTAGACTTCGTTTGGCAATATGGATCAACTTACGGTCAATACCTAGCAGGAATGGTTGCAGGCGATGGAGCACTTGGCGCCCAACTAACCGATCTAAATCCCGGCACCCTCTATGTTCGGGCCGACGACAACAACCTCGTAGCGAGTGGTTCTGTGAATATCGATTTCACTAACAACGTTGGTACTGTATCGAATGATTTTTTCCCGGATATTTTTGGGAAGTTGGACCAATCACGCATCATCGTCAATGATCAGTTGTACCTAACCGTTGGTTGGGATGGTGCTGCTGCTACTGGCGCTAATGCTATTCGATGCACCGTCAGAATAAAATGCCGGATTGTAAAATTATCGACCAAGGATTGGATAGCTATCGCCGTGCAATCTACGGCATCAGACAATTGAGGGGCTACAATGCCCCGATACTGTCCAAGATGTGGGGAAGCCCTACACTCCCACGAGTCTACTACCAAGGGCGAGCCTCGGAAGACAGCCCGTAGAGCATACGAACCGGCTAAGAAGAAGCGCCAACCCTCAGCCTACAACAAGAAGTATGCGAAGGCGTACAAGGCACTCAAGAAGAAGCATCCTAGAACATCGTTCGCCGCCCTGGCTAAGAAGGCTCATGCAAAAGCAAAGAGGATGAAGTAAGATGCCTAAAGATGTCAAGCCTCGTCAGTTGTATAAGCAGATACCCAATTCTCAATTTGCTTACCAAGGCACCCCCGGAGCGAGTGTGGCCACTAATGGTTGGGAAGCCATCCAGACGGGCGCCGGCCTTGTCTACTTTGTCTATCGCAGCTACATCGATCTAACTGGATGGAGCAAACAGGAACTTACGACATTCATTCAAGGAGTGGATATTCAAAAGCAAGCTCTTCCGATCTTACAAGGGCAAGCCTTGGGTTTGAATGAGCATGATATACTCTCTACTCGACGACTAACTGACGATGAGTGCGAGTTGGCCATGAATGGACCGGGGTTCATTCCTAGCACAATGGACTTGATGCAAGTCATATATGGGGAAGTAACCCAACTGGCTAACAATACAACAATCCCCGGTACTTTTATCAAAATCAACCAAGAGACATGGGGTTCCGGGGTTCCCTGCGCTACTGACAAGATTCATTGGACTAGAATCTATTATGCACATGTTCCAGTCGATGGAGACATTTTCAACATCCACCCTACCAATTTAGTTGTTCAAGCGGTCTCGGCTAAGGAAAAGGATCTCGTCTGGATAGAACGCCTACGTAGGTCATTCGTTCTTCAAGACGAGGCCGATGTCTGATGTCGACTAAGAAACCCGAGGAGGACGCATGGCTCTGGATGAGCATGCCATATCTACCAAATGCGCTCCCTATTGGGCAATGGACTGATTGGCAATCAATGTTGCTAGGGAGATTTTCGGATCAGTCCGATTATCCTAAAGGTGGCTACATCAACCGTGGCGAGCATCCACATGAGGGATTCTTCCGAGCGATGAAGGAATATGCATTCGTAGCCATCATAGATCCAACCAACATTCCAGAAGCACAAGTCTGGTCAGTTGGGTTGGGTGTCGGCTACGGTTGGGGATTGGCGATCACCTTGGCTAAAGGTATAATCCTCGGGCCACCGATACTAGCTGCAATCGACCCTCAACATCGCTGGGCGGGCGGTCTCGACGAGAAGCCCCTCTACAAGGCCACCATCGGGGAGTTTGAAAAAGGGTGGGCATTGGGCTGGGCCATCTCCCCAGCGAACCCTACGAACTGGTAATCAATCAGTCCGGTATAGGTAGGTGTGAAGCCCAGTGCTTATCCAAAGCATACTGGGAAGTCGTATAGTACGCACATAGAGAACATGAGTAGATCATTCTTCTTTCACCTTACATTTGCAGTGTTCATCCATTTCAAGGATATGCTCATCGATGTCCGCCTCTTCAATTTGACGCCACACATAATGCCCGAATATCTTAACCCAACAGTCTCTGCATTTGGGTTCTGATACACAAAAAGAATGTTGGTCTCTCTCCCACTCTAGAAAATGATAAGGACACATGAGCATATTATCAACAATCGTTAGATAATCA